GCTGTCTTCATATTATTAGTCCACTACGTATGTTACGCCGCCTACTGTTACTGTTGACCCCGTAGTCAAATCAGTGTCGTCAACCTCAGGTTCCACCCTTTCTGGGGGCATGTCAACCAAAGGATAGAAAGACATACCTGCCTTTTCTCTGCCCTTTAGTTCATTATCTACTGCCCCTCTTAGGGTGTTGTACTGCTTAATTGTTCGTACGTTTTGCTTTCTAATAATACTCAACATTCTACGCATAGTCTCAGGACTCATTCCAATGTCGCCTGCCACTACTTTCTCTGCAAACTCTCTGTCCTTGTCTGACAAGCCTGTACCAGCACCCAAGTTGGTGATGTAGTCAGCAACACGGGCACCTGCTAATGCAGCGTACTGTTCCGTATTTTCTATCTGGTCTGCGTCTGATATGTCAATACCTGCTACACGCGCTGCTCTAGCAACGTCCATTCTAAACGTAGCGCCATACCCTGTGAACATATTATCAATGTTTTCCAAAGACGTGTCAATAGACTCAATACTGGTTACAGCTTTGTTTGCAGCATCAAGGCCGTCTGACAAACGACCAACACCTTCACCCATGATTTTTTCTGCCAACGTGCCGCTGAGGTTTTCAATACGTTGAACTTCAGGCGGTGCTCTATTTAGACCCAGTTGTTGAGCAGAGACCCATGTGTTGTTCTCTCTGTCGTACACCTGTCCTCCTTCGGTACGGAAAGGCATTACTTTGCCGTCTTTCAAGAAAAACTCAATGTCACCACCACGTTGGCCTGTGAGTACATCGTTAAACACTTGGTCAGGGGCCTGAGCCAACCCTAGCTCTTTAAATAATGCGTCATTGATGCCTCGTTGCCTCGCTAACTGCTTTCGTTGGGCTGGTGTTTGCGTTGGCATGTTCTTGAGGCGATAGTCAATCATAGTACCTACAAGGTCACCAAGTTCTTTAGTGTCAGTCACGTTTTCAATTTGTAATGCTAAATCGTCAAGACCCAAGTTTTCAGCTTGAGTTTTGATCTGTGATTTTCGGTTTGCCAAAGCTTGTTGCTGAACATTTCTTTCAATCATGTCTCTCGCAGCACTAGCAAACTGCATTGCGCTTTTCATGTCTCCTTGAGACTGATAAAACTGCGCCAATTGGCTTAAACCCTCTGGTGTATTAGGGTCCATACCAGACAGCATTTGTTGTTGTGCCATCTTACGCGGCCTTGCACCAAGTTGTTGTGCAGTCGTGAACAAACCCTGCTGATACGAAGGTTGCAAAAGACCCTGTAAAAATTGTGTTGAAAACTTAGCCATTTGTAGCCTCCAATTAACCGAAGATGCGGAACAAGCCGCCACCAGACGGATCAAGTCCTATTACGTCGTCTAGGAACTCAGACATAGACTTACCAGTGCCTAGGACACCGCCTCCGCTGCCGCCTCCGGTTCCTCCAGTTGTTCCACCACCAGTACCGCTTACGTACGTGGGCTGTAACGCTTGCTGCAACAAGCCTGTACCAATTTGACCCATGAGGTTAGCTTGACCGATACCTGAGGACAGGAGGGCCTCAATACCGCTCATTTCAGCTTCACCGAACATACCAGCGCCCGACAGTTGTCCGCGTTGGGCTAGTTGAGCAGTAGTCATAGCAGGCTGTACTGCGGCAGTCAACTGTGCCTGAGGTACGTAACCAGCGGACAGGAATTGACCACCAAGTTGTGCCTGCTGCGCCTGCTCTGCTTGCGCCTGTTGCATTGCAGTCAACATAGCTCTGTTTCGGGCTTCTTCCTGTGCCGTAGCCATAGCCAGCATTTCAGGAGTAGCGCCACCGTAGGCAGCAGAACTAACCCCAAGGCGTCCCTGTGCTGCCAAACGCTCTTCCAAAGCTAACCGCTGACGCTCCTCTTCAGGACGCATAGCTGCTCTCATGCGTTCAAACACGGCCTGCTCACGGGCGTCCATGGGCTGCTGGGCTTGACCGTAGAACTGACCAGCGCCACCCAAAAGCTGCTGCTGTAGTGCTGCTTCTTCTGGAGACACGGTCATCGTAGTCCCACCTTCAGGACCGACACCCATCATGCCACCAGTAGCAGTAGTCACAGTGAATGGCTTAAACTCTGTCTGCTCTAGGCCCTGACGTGCGATCTGAGACGCCTCACGTCTAGCCCTTTCGCCTACGTCACCCAGACGTTGATACGCCTGTTGTGCAAGTAGAGCGCCAGCGCCAGTACCTAAAGCCTGTTGACCGCCAGTGCTGCCTAAGAAACCACCAATGCCACCTAGTATACCACCTAGGGTGTCTGCAATGGTGTTGGTAGTTCCGCCTGCTGTCATTGGCCCACTTGGTGTTGTCCCACCGACAGGAACCGGAGCGCCTTCGATAGTTTGAAAAATAGGCGGCGTATATATTGGGTTCATATTTGGGTTTATCATAACAGTTTACCTATCAAAGCCATTACGTTAATCTCCTGTAGCGACAAAGGTGACCCGTCAATTTCTGACTCTAGGCCAACCTGTACACTTGTTCCGTATCCGGTGGTGTTGAGGCTACGTTGATTTGTTAGCTGTCCACCTGTAAATTCTACTGTTGTATACTCACTTTCACCGTAGAACCCAGTAATCTGAGTACCTACAGTAAATTCCGTTGTTGCGTATGTTGTGTCGAAGTCATACGCCCACTTCATAAATACTGTTGCGTTGTTTGCACCAACCAATGTTGGCTTCAACTTCTTCAAAATCTTGACTCTAGAGCTATCACCGAATGTCAAGCTTGGGCTATAGTACTTGAATCTGTAGCCCAGTCCGTTGTCACTGTAGCCAGTGTACGTACTGATACCGTTAATTGTGCCTACGTGTAGCGTACCGTCTTCTAATCGTGTGTACGATGTAAACTTAGTTGACGGCCAGCGTGTCACACGGTACGACCCATTCTCTAGTGTTCCTCTCACGTCAAAACAATACGTTACGTCCTGACCAGTAAAGGTTAGCAGGTAGAAGCCTTCCTCAGGACTGTACACAGACCTAAAGAACTGTGTCTCATTCTGTAGTGCAGCAATAATATCTTTTGTAATGTTGCCGGACAAGCTGCTGATAGGCATTGACTTTTCTTGTATTGTCCTGCCAAAGCTCTTAAGTCCTGTGTGCGACAAGAACAACACATCTGTACCAGTGTACTGTACAGTGTCCCTGTTGACGCAACCAATACCTGCTACGGTATCTGATAACGTCATAGAAGCAGGAGAAGTAGCGCCGTCGTACACGATGATGCTGTGCTTACCAAAGATAATTAACAGGCCGTTATGAGCCGCCAAAGCTACAATCTCGTCATACCCATCAGGCCAGACCTTAGACACGTCAATGTTGCCGCTAGAGCCACCCGACCAAACCGATCCATCAAGTAAGTCAGACCAGTAGATAGTAGACTTGTTAGTGCTAAAGTCCGCAGTCCACAAACGACCATACGCAGCTAACACCTCGTGACCATACATAGTGCTGGCAACACCTGAAGCGTGGGGATGTACTGACATTTTTTCTACAGAGCCTACGTGATTCGAGTAAACCAAAGGCTCGTAACCACGTTGAAAGAAAAACAAGTGGTCGTTAAAGTTTACAATCTTCCAGTCGTTAGCACTAATTGTGTAACTGCCGGGAGTTTCGTCTGCCAGTGTGGTTGTGCCGCTGATAATTTTGTTGTTACCAACAGAGAATATCTTGGTGTTTCCTGCGTCGTCCCTATATTCTTTAATGCTGTACAAAGAGTCAGTACCAAGTACAGTCTTGTTTGTTGTTACAACAGTGTGGCCCTTACGTGCAGCAATACGACCACGTTTGTCAATCACGGCGTTGTCTGCAATTTCTGCAAACGACGGGTCTTGAGCCAACGGCGAATCTTCGGTGTTAACACCTTTGAACGCCGGAGCTACAAGATTGATACTCTGCAGTTCTTGAGCCATATTAAATAGTCCTAAATACCATCTCTTCAGGGTGCTTTGCTGCGTCAATAGCAATAGCGTCAGACAAAAACTTGTCAGCAATCTGGAAGTACTCAGCAACTGACGTACCTCCTGTTTCACCACGCTCACGAGCCAACAAAGCTACGGCGTAGTGAATCACAGGTTGCGAAGGCACGAGCAAAGAGTCCGTGTTAGCACTCAGGTCTGCCTGACGCTTGATTACGTCAAACCGAAGGCTGTACACAGCGTCTGGTGTTGGGCCTACGAGCACTTCTGTGTCACCGCTAGAGTCCAACCCATTGTACGTGTAGTACCGTGGTGCGCCTTCTGCTGCACTACTAATGTACAGCTGCTCGTTGAACCAGTCTTTTGTCTGGTAGTCCATGAACAAGTTACTCGTGTCGTTCAAGACACACATGACTTTTACATTGTCACCACCGCCAGTTAGTGAGTAACTGTTGTCGGAAGCAGTAGTAGTTACAACAATGGTTTCACGCAGGGCGGACCAGTCTGTTGCTTCTTCTACTACTTTCTTAGCGTCGTTAATAAAGTCACCCACCATCTTGACATAAGTCGTGCTAGTGACTGACGTGGTTTCTTCTTCTCGCAACCGACGTAGTACATTGTTCATTAGGTTCAAGTATGTCATGCTAATCTTCCTATCAATTGGGCAAGGTTTTCTTGAGCCGTTGGTTGTTGTTGTGTTAACATACCGGGATCTTGATACGCTTCATAACCTAAACCTGCAAACTCCTGTTTTTGGAAAGGGTCAATCTCTGGTCTAGCTGCCAGCATTGCTGCTTGTTGCATCTGTTCCTGTGCAATTTGCTGCTGTTGTTGCCCAAGGCCAAACATAGAGCCTACACCAAACCGCAATAGTCCTTCTAGACCTTCTTGGAATTGTGACTCTAGACCACCAATACCCTCTTCTACTTCTCCTACACGGGACTCAACACCAGCAACTTGTTGACCTATTCCTTCTACTTGACCCTGTACGTTTTCAAACTGTCCGCCAAACTCATCACGTAAGCCGCCTTCAAGGTCACCTATTGTCTGCAAGAAGTCTGACTCAAGTCCAGTAATTTCAGACAAGATGTTAGCTTCTGTTTCTGACAGGTCTACAGAAAACCCTTGTTCAGCTTGGTCTAGTTTGTCGCTTAAGTTGCCGATGCTTTGCTCTAGTTGTTGTCCTTGGTTTTCAAACAACTCACGCAGAGCCATGTCTTGTGTAATAACATCTTCTCTAAGGGCATTAATGTTTACACCAATTATGTTGCCTAGTTCATCGACGCTTAAACCAAGCTCTTCATAACGTCTCTGGCTTTCCGCAGACATTTCTTCGATGCGACCATCAGCACGTATAAGGTCTTCAGCAACACGGGCTACGTCTTCTGTCAAGCCACCAATTTGACCACCCAAGGCAGCACGTTCTTCAGAAGCTAAGTCAAGCTGTTGTCCTGTCTGCTGTTCAAACTCACTAATACGCCCAGTTAGACGCTCGTTCATGCCTTCTATTTGAGCAGCAGTTTCACCACGGACACCTGTAATTTGTTCTGTAAGCTGGTCACTAAGGCCCTGATTACGTGCAACAGCAGCGGCCTCAGAAGCAGACAGCGTTTCAAAAAACTCTGCTCGTAGGCCCGTAAGCTGCGACAAGCGTTCTGCAGCATTGGACTCAATAAGCTCCTCTAACCCAGTAATTTGACCACTTAAAGCTTCGCGTTCTTCGGTAGCTATATCAAGTCTGTTGCCTGTTTGTTGCTCATAAGCGTCAATACGGTCAGTCAAACGCTGACCCATTCCTTCTACTTGAGCGGCTGTTTCACCTCGAATGCCTGTTATTTCTTCAGTTATTTGGTTGCTTAAACCTTGGTTTCGTGCAATAGCAGCGGCTTCAGAGGCTGACAAAGTTTCTAAAAACTCTGTTCTAAGTCCTGTTAGTTGTGATAACTGCTGGATAGCATTAGCATCCATGCGCTCTTCAAGGCCAGTAATTCTTTCGCCCGTGCGCTCTTCTGAGGCTGCAATATCGGATCTTAAGGCGTCAGTAACTTCTTCAAACTGTATATTTTGGTCTGCTAGAAGGGCGTTAAACTCTTCCGCGTTTTCTGAAGCCTCTTCTAAGAGCCTTTCTTCTACGCCTGTAATTTGAGATAGTGTCTGTAACTGCGCCTCAGAAAGATCCGCTGCTTGTCCTTCACGTAAATCTTCAATAACACCTAGTAGTCCTTGGTACATCTGAATTCGTTCTTGAGTAGCTTCTTCAAAGCGCCCTTCTGTTCTTGCCTCAAACTCTCCAGCTTGTTGCTGTAGCGACAGGATTTCACTGCTCAAACCTGCGGTAATGTCGTCAAACCGCTGACCTTCGCTTTCAAGAAGACGTGCAAACTCTTCGGCGTTTTCTGCTGAGTTTTGCAGGAGTCTAGACTCAAGACCCGTTAGTTGTTCTAGTCTTCTAGCTTCGGCATCAGTAAATTCTACTGCTATACCTTCGCGTAGTTGTTCAAGTTTATCGTTAGTGCTTTGCTCAATACGTATGCGGTCTTCTGCGGCTTGTCGTTGCCCTTCAGTAAGCTCCTGATACTGTTGCTCTTGTTGTTGTCTTATTTGTTCTTGAGCATTAGAAAGTGTAGTTCCTTGTGCCGCAATGTACTCTTCTAAAGCACCAGCCCTTGTTGAAAACTCTTGTATAAGTCTTTCGTCGCCTTCAATTTGACTAGCAAGAAGTCTTGACTCTGCTTCAGACAAAGCAACTGTTTGGCCTTGAGCGTGTTGCTCTAGTTTATCTTCTAGGCTTTGAGCAATCTGTTGTCTTTCTATAGAAGCTTCTTCTAGCCCTGTCCTAAGCTCTTCTCTCGTTTGCTCAGTGTATTCACGTAATGCGTCAGTAGCTTGTGCTTGTGATATTTGACCATCACGTAGTTCTTGAATATTAACATTAGTACCAGCAAAAAGTTCTTCTACAGTTTGATTCGTAGCTTCAAATCTGTCGCGCATTTCTTCGCTAAGGTTTTCAATGTTACCATTAGCTGCAACCCAAGCTTCCATTAACTCTTGGCGTTCTTGTTGAGCCTGCGTAAAGCCTGTTTCAATTTGTTCCCGAACAGCGCCAAACTCTTGTTGAGTATACTCACGTAGCGCATTAGTAGCTTCTTCTTGACTAAGCTGTCCTGAACGTAGCTCCTCAATGTTTATATCAGTGCCTTCAAACATCTCTTGCATTGTTTGATTTGACTGTGCAAGCAAGTCACGCATTTCTTGACTAAGTGCTGTAGTCAGGCCACGCGCTTCAACAATAGCTTCCATGAGACGCTGACGATCTTGTTCTGCTTCAGTAAACCCAGCTTCACGTTCTTCTGCTGCTAATGCAAAACCAGCTTCACGTTCTTCTCTGGCTGTTTCTAACCCAGTCCTAATCTCAGATACGTTATCAGTTAAAGAAGTCAGAAGGTTTTGAGTACCGCCCATCTGTTGAATTAACTCTTGTTGGTTAGCGTCCAACTCTGTCAACATACCACCTTGACGTACCAACTCTTGATAGGCTTCTTGCTGATCTTCAGTTATTGTCTGAAGGCGTCCGTTGATGCTTACTTGGATGCCTTCTAGTTGTGCGTCTTGATCTTCAAGAGACTGCAACACAGGGTCGATGTACTCCGCAAGCATACTACGGATTATTGAAGGATCTCCGGGTTCTCCTTGTTCTCCTCTGGGTCCTCTAGGGCCTGCTTCTCCGGGTGCGCCGTCTGTTCCATCGACACCATCGCGTCCATCGACACCGTCTGTACCATCTACGCCGTCTACACCATCAACTCCGTCAACCCCGTCAACTCCGTCAACCCCGTCAACCCCGTCACGACCATCGCGTCCGTCAAGTCCTCTAACAACTTCCATTGCTGTAGATGCTATAGTGTTAATTTGTTCTGGAGTGGTTTCTTGGCCTTCTTCTTCTAACTCATCAACTGTTTGTGCTATGTTCATAATAACATTTGCATTGTTGAGAGTTGAGGCAGCTTGACCTACGGAGTAACCTGACTGTTCAAACCTGTCAAACACTCGACTAACAACTTGTAAGGTTTCTCCAAGGTTTCCTAGTTCTGCTTGTTCTGCAAGAAACTTACCAAGTCCGCTTGTTGCTTCACCAGCCATTAACCTTGCAGCAATTTCCATGCCTGCTCTGACGTACTCTGTAAAGTTTACTTGATCTACTTTTTCAGTCTTTACATACGCAGAGCCATTCCAACGGAACGTATCACCATCGGTGTTGTAAACGGTAGCACCAACACCGTACTTTTCTAAAAGTGCTTGGTTTTCTTCGGAGTTGACCCAACGATTGTAAGCAGAGGACTGCTCTTGCATACGTTCGCCGTAGAGTTCAGCGGTGTCGGAAAACTCGTCACCACCGAATAAAGTCAAGTCTTCGCCTTCGAGTATCATTAGTTCGTCTTCAGTCAACGAACCTGTGTACTCGTCCCAGTCACCTACGTCGTAGTCACCAGCTTGAATCAACTGTTCACGCTCAGTCATGTAGGCTAGGTAATTGTTAAAGTCTCCAAAGACACCCCGTAGTATGCCAGAGCCTTCACCATCAAAGTACTCTCTTAGCTCTTCTTGAGTTACTTGAGTTGCTTCGCCCCTTCCATATAAAGTGTTTGGACTTGCTTCACCAAGTTCAGCGCCACTAAAGAACGTAAATGTAGTAGTAGGAGCAGCTTCTTCTGCTTCTCCATCACCTTTAGTATCTGGTAACGGCTTAGGTGGCGCACGTTCTGGCTCAGGCTCATCACCTTTGGTTTCCAAAAGCGGCTTGGGTGGCGCTAGTTCTGCTTCAGGCTCTGCTTCAATAGGCGCTGGTGGTGCAGCATTAGGGTCAAACGGTCCTGACTCACCGGGCATCTGCTTAGGAGGCGTACTGGGTGTGCCAATGGGTCCTGTTTGAGTAGGAGCAGGCGCTGGTGCTGGTGCCGGGGCAGGAGCAGGAGTTGGCACTGGAGCATTGGGATCAAAAGGCCCAGACTCTCCCGGCATCTGCTTAGGTGGTGTACTAGGCGTACCAACAGGGACTGTTTGCTTAGTAGTAGGAGCAGGTTTAGTAAGCATACCTTCCCTGCCTTTTACAGGTACGTACCCAACAGGAGTAAACTCAAAAAACTCTCCATTTATTTCTACAATGTCGCCGTAACTTGCCATTTATTTTTCCCTCGACACGCCCTTGGTTTTTTCATAAGAGCGCATAGCGCCAAGACCAAGCATACCCATTAGTACAGGCATCATAGTCTCTAGGTCAATGAGTGGTATAGTGACTTCAATAGCCAACAGAGCTAGTACAAAGTTNNATGACCATAAAGTTACCAGTCATACCCAAGACACAACACCAGCCAACTGCAGGTCTCCAACCAGAGACAAACAAGGACTTGTGTGCTGCTTCTACTTTGTTAACCTCTAGCTGTGCCTTAGCAAGTTCCTGAGCGTGTCTCTGAGCCATTGTAGCAACTTCATGGGCCAGCCTAGCCTTCTGGTCCTTGTCTTGCACAAACTTGTCTAGAAGCCCTGTGACAGGCCCTATGAGCGACTCAATCATCTAGCAAACTCCAAGATAGCAATAGCCACAGTTACGATGACAGCAATAGACGCAAAGCCTCCTGTCATCATCTTCTCTAGTTTGTCAAAGCGTTGGTTATGTGCGTCCAGTTGCATCTGGATCATCTGGTAACGGATACTGCACTCACGCTCGTGTGACTCTAAACGCGATATAGCTTGCTCTAGGTCTGACATGACTATTCCTTATTATTTTGCTC